GACGAGGCCATGCGCCGCGCGGCCCGGGGGGTGGACGAGCCGGTGTTCCACCAGGGTGCCCAGGTCGGCACCATTCGCAAGTACAGCGACACCCTGGCCATCTTCCTGCTCAAGGGTGCAATGCCCGAGAAGTACCGGGACAACGCCAAGCTGGAACTGGCGGGTCGGGTTGAACTGTCCAAACTCAGCGATGAGGAACTGGACGAGGAACTGGCCGCCCTGACCGCTCAGATCGGCCACAGCGCGATTTCCAAGGCCGACCATACCGATGCCTCAGATATCTGCTGATCGGGCCACCAAGGAGCGATTTCTGGCCTTGCTGCGCGAGAAGGCGCGGCGCCTGCCGATCTGGAAGCCGCTGCCCGGCCCGCAGACCATGGCCTACGAGTCAAAGGCAGACATCATCGGGTTCGGTGGTGCGGCCGGCGGGGGCAAGACAGACCTGGCCTGTGGCAAGGCCCTGACCCAGCACCGCAAGGTGATGATTCTGCGCCGGGAAGGCACGCAGCTGACAGGCATCACCGACCGATTCACCGAACTGCTGGGCAACGACAACGGGTTCAACAGCACAAAAGGCATCTGGCGGACCACGCGCCGCGACGGGGTGCCGCTACAGCTGGAATTCGGATCCACGCCCCACCTGGGCGATGAAACCAAGTACCAGGGGCGCCCGCACGATTTGCTGGTGTTCGATGAGGCGTCGAACTTCCTGGAGCACCACGTGCGTTTTCTGCTGGGTTGGCTGCGTTCCACGATCCCGGGGCAGATCTGCCAGGCCTTGCTCACGTTCAACCCGCCCACGTCCGCAGACGGCCGCTGGATCATCGAGTTTTTCGCCCCCTGGCTCGACCCGATGTTCCCCGGCCCGAAAGCCCAGCCGGGGGAGATTCGTTACGCGGCCATGTTGCCAGACAGCAGCGGCAAGGTGCGCGACGTGTGGGTCGAGGGCCCCGAGCCCTTCGTCATGGTCAACGGTCAACGGGTCTATGACTTCGACCCGGCCCAGTTCAAGCCCCAGGACATCATCAAACCCAAGGGCCGCACCTTCATCCCCTCCCGGATCTCCGACAACCCCTACCTGGCGAGCACCGGCTACATGAGCACCCTACAAGCCCTCCCCGAACCGCTGCGCTCGCAGATGCTCTATGGTGACTTCCAGGCCGGCGTCAAGGACGACCCCTGGCAGGTCATCCCGACCGAGTGGGTGCGCATCGCACAAGACCGCTGGAAGCGGCCGGACAAACTGGAGACCATGGATTCGCTGGGTATCGATGTGGCTCGGGGCGGCGGGGACGATACCGTGGTCTCACGTCGACACGGCCACTGGTACGACGAACTGGTGTGCGTGCCGGGCAGCAACACCCCCAACGGGCCGCAGGTGGCAGGCCTTGCGATTGCAAACCAGCGGGACAATGCTCCCATGCACATCGACGTCATCGGCGTCGGGTCGAGCCCTTACGACTTCCTGGCCCAGGCTGAACTGCCGGTCTACGGCATCAACGTGGCCGAGAAAAGCGTGGGCAAGGACAAAAGCGGCCGGCTCGGGTTCTTCAACCTGCGCAGCGAACTGTGGTGGAAGATGCGCGAAGACCTGGACCCGACGAATAACACGGGCATCGCGCTGCCCCCTGACCCCGAGCTGCTGAAAGACCTGACCGCACCGCGGTGGGAACTGTCCGGGGCCGCCATCAAGGTGGAAAGCCGCGAGGACATCCACAAGCGCATCGGACGATCTCCCGACCGGGCCAGTGCGCTGGTGCTGGCGCGCATCGAGACACCGAAGCGGCAAAACAAGCGCGAGCACATGGTCGAAGCCCGGCGGGCATACGACCCCTACGCTCGACGCTGACCTGGCCAGGGTGCCCCTGACTCCCCTGCCCTGCCGGACATTGCGGGGCATGTCTGACACCCTCCCCACCCTGCTGACCGGCATGCCCGACCCTGAGAAGGTGCGGGCTTATGAGCGTGTGCTCATGGATGCGCCCCAGGTCGACCTGGGCACGCGGCATCTGGTGCACGGCGGCATGTATGCCCGCACTATCCTCATCCCGGCGGGCACCTTCCTGACCGGCGCACTGACCAAGCAGGACAACATCTGCGTGGTGCATGGGGACATCGAGGTCACCACCGACGAGGGGCCGCAACGGCTTACCGGGTTCCACGTGCTGCCTGCCAAGCAGGGCGCCAAGCGTGCAGGACTTGCGCACGCTGACACGTGGTGGACCACGCTGATGACCACCGAGCACACCGAGGTGGCAGACATCGAACGGCAGATGACCGACGAGGCCGATCTGCTGCAGACCAACCGGCCCAGCATCGTGCACGCGCACGTGCCGGCCGAACTGCTGGAGGGCTGACCCATGAGCTTCGGAGTTGTTGCAGCGGTGGCCGTCGGGGTATCGGCAGCCAGTGCGGTCATGAACTACAAGAACCAGAAGGACGCAGCCAGCGAGCAGAAGAAAGCCAACGCCCGCGCGACGGCCGAGGCCAAGCGCACGGCCGACCTGGCAGACCAGGCCACCAACAAGGCCAACCGCAAGGGCCCGAACATCGCCAACCTGATGGCAGGCAACGCGATGACCAAGGGAGTGGGCAGCACGTCCCTGACAGGCCCTGGCGGCATTGACACCAGCAGCCTGACCTTGGGCCGCAGCACGTTGTTGGGGGGCTGATGCGCCACCACGAACACCTGCAGCAGTGGGAAGCCCTCAAGGCTGAGCGATCCAGTTGGGTCGCCCACTGGCAAGACATCAGCGACCACCTGCTGCCACGGGCCGGGCGCTTCTTTGCGCAGGATCGCAACCGAGGCGAGAAGCGGCACAACAACATCCTGGACGAGACCGGCACCCAATCGCTGGAAGTGCTGGCCGCCGGCATGCAGGCGGGCATGAACAGCCCGGCCCGGCCCTGGTTCAAGCTGACCACCGGCAACCCTGACCTGGACAAGCAGCACGACGTCAAGGTGTGGCTGGACCAGACCACCAAGCAGATTTTGCGGGTGTTCCACAAGTCCAATTTCTACCGGGCCATGCACTCGGGCTACGAGGAACTGGGGGCGTTCGGCAGTTCGGCCTGCATCCAGGTGCCCGACTTCCAGACCGTCACGCACTTCATGCCGCTGACTGCAGGCGAATACTGCATGGCGGCGAACTGGAAGGGAGAGGTTGACACCCTTTACCGGCACTATGAGGCCACGGTCGACCAGTTGGTGCGCCAGTTCGGGCTGGAGAACTGCAGCAACGTGGTGCAGCAGGCCTGGCGCAACGGGCACAAGTTCCGCTGGGTCGAGTGCGTGCACGCCGTGCGGCCACGCGAGCAGCGAGACACCACCAAGCTGGACGGCAAGAACATGCCGTTTGAGTCGGTGTACTTCGAGCTCGGGGCCAATCAGGACAAGTACCTGCGCGTGAGCGGGTTCAAGGGCTTCCCGGGCTGGGGCGCACGCTGGCATGCACGCAACAATGACGTGTATGGCCACAGCCCCGCCATGCTGGCCCTGGGCTCGGTTCGTCAGCTGCAGCACGAACAGATGATGAAGGGCAAGGGGATCAGCTACATGGCTGACCCGCCGGTGCAGGTGCCCGTGTCCCTGCGCTCGGGAGGCGCCGACCTGCTGCCAGGTGGCGTCACGTTTGTCGACAACACCCAGACCGGCGGCATTCGATCGGCGTTTGACGTCGGCCTGCGCCTCGATCACCTGCTGGGTGACATCCAGGACATCCGCGAGCGGATTCGTGACTCGTTCCACGTCAACCTGTTCCTGATGCTGGCGTCGAGCGATCGCACGCAGATGACAGCCACCGAAGTGGCCGAGCGGCACGAAGAAAAGATGCTCATGCTCGGCCCGGTGCTGGAGCGTGTCACGCACGAGACCCACGTGCCTGCGGTGAACAACACGTTTGATGAACTGCTGCGGGCCGGTGCACTGGCACCCCCACCCGACGCACTGATCGACCAGGAACTGAACGTCGAGTTTGTGAGCATGCTGGCGCAGGCACAGCGTGCGGTATCGACCAATGCGGTGGACCGCTTCGTCGCCAACCTGGGCGTGATCGCAGGCATGAAGCCTGATGTGCTCGACAAGTTCAACAGCGACGCCTGGGCCGACGAGTACGCCGACATGCTGGGCGTCAGCCCCGACCTGATCGTGGCCGGTGAACGTGTGGCCATCGTGCGCGAGCAACGGGCCCAGGTGGCGCAGCAACAAATGCAGGCCGAGCAGGCAGTCCAGGCCTCGCAAACAGCCAAGAACTTTGCCGGGGCTACCCCGTCCGGCAACGTGATGGACCTTTTCAGCGGGTATTGACCGGAGAACCGACCATGCTTGTCAACATCCTAGTGACCTTTACTACCGAGAACCGCACTTACCGGCGCGGCGAGAACCTGGACGTGCCGCGCGAGCAGGCTGCGAAGTGGGTGGCCGATGGCTATGCGGCGTATGACACCGACGGCCAGGTTGATGCGGTTGCACGCGTGAGCCGATCGAACCAACTGCTTACTGGTGACCAGCAGGTGGTGGGGGTGGATTTTGACCCAGACACATCCACCATCAACTTCCCCGAAGATGTTCAGGTCAAAGTTCCTCCTGTTGTGTCGTGGGGCTCTGGAATTGCCCCCGGCGATTATGTGGGGCGCATCTTTGTGCCTGATGTCGGGGTGTCGGGTAGTTACTGGAACTCTGACGGCGTGAACTTAGGGCTTGTCGGCGGTCGCGTGGTGCTTGCGCGCGGCCACACTGATTTATCAGTTGCCGAAAACAGCACGGCGGAGGAAACGCTGGTTAGCGTCCCGATCCCCGCTGGTGTCATGGGCGCAAACGGCTGCCTTGAAGTCATCACGTTCTGGAAGATGACGAATAGCGCAAACACAAAGCGCCCGCGCATTCGTTTGGCTGGTACTGAAATGTTTGCGCCAGCCCAAACCGTAATTACAATTTTCCTGCCTCCCCCGACGCGGATCTGGAATCGCAACAGCGCAGCCAGTCAGCTTGTATTTGCTGCCGCAAACGGCAACACAACATCCGGCACCGGGACGGCAGAAACAACGGCAACCATCAACACCGCAGCCGCGCAGACGTTGACAATTACTGGCGAGAAAGCGGTAGGAACCGAAACGCTGACACTGATGGCTTGGCGCGTTGAGTTGGTGAGGGCCTAAAATGGCAATCTATACACCACAAAATGACGCGGAACTTTCCGCAATCGTTGCTGGTAATGGCGATGTTATCCAGCTTGTATGTGGGCGAACGTACTCTGCTGCTGCATTCCCGGCTGCATTGCTAACGCCGAGCAATGTGACGCTAGGGTACACGGGCACAGGGGCAAAGCCCATCATTACTGGCGGCACAAGGCGCACAGACTGGACATTTGACCCAGTAAACAACGTCTGGAGTCGTCCAGCGTATGCGTCGAACGTGCTTGGGAATGTGACTGAGGACGGCGTGCCGATGAAATTTGTTCCTTGGACCACAAACCTGGCCACGACAGCCGCCCTCATGAATGCCGGGCAGTTGATCCCATATTGGTCTGGATCAATGACATACGACCCAACAAGCCGGGTTGTTTACATCCGACCAAGTTCAGGCGTGGCGGGCGATCATGAGTATGTTGTATCCGAGGTTCTTAACGGCCTCATCAACTACAACACATCGTCTGGTTTGTTCATTGATGGTTTGGACTTGCGGAGCCTTTCTCGACATGCGATCGACCTGAAAAACAAGAAGAATCCCAGGATTCATGATTGTGATTTTCACGTTATTGGAGGCGTGAAGCCTGCGAGTTTGTGGCTAGGAAATGGCATCGAGCTGTCTGTCGGCGTGTGGGGGGCAGAGACTGAAAGGTGTCGGTTCTTCGATATCTTTGATAGCCCTGTCACCTCTCAGCTTTACGAGGGGTCAGGCGCGACAATTGGCGATCACCTGTGGCGTGGCTTGCATGTCGAGCGATACGGAATGCACGGGGTAGAAGTTTCCGCGCAAACCACCGGCCAAGAAATTAGAGACATTGAGATTGCGACCATCAATTCCGTAGACCAGGGGATTTGCTGGAGTGGGGACAGAAACGGCGCAGTTATCACTAATGTTGTAACCAACATTGGCACATCTCGTGTCGTCCGTAGTTTTGCCCGCAACGTCACAGGCAGCAAGCAGCGTCGTTTGTATCTAGGCTTTCAGCACCAGGGTATTTGCGGAATTGAGGACAGTTCCGCCACGGGCACATACGGTCAAGGCGTGCGGTCTGACCAAGGATCGGCGCTGTCAAGTCAGGTCGATTTGCGGCGGAACATAACCGACAGCCTAGCGCCGGTTGGGGCAACGTGGGCTGTAATAAATGGGCGCTTGGGTGACTTTTTCGCAGCCACGTTGGGTTAACACTATGACCCTCTCATCCGCAAGCG